GCCAACTCTTACACCATAACAGCGACAGCTACAGCCAACGCATCCGACACGGGTAACGGCGGGTCTTCGGTTGTCGGTGCGTACCAGATACGTACAGGTGAGCCTTATGAGGTTCCGTTGACTGGTTGGAGTGGTGGTACATGGGGTGCCGGTGTATGGGGCACAGGTGGCACATCGACTGAAGCTATCCGCCTCTGGAGTCAGTCTAACTTTGGTGAAGACTTGGTATTTGGGCCACGAGGCGGTGACATCTTCTACTGGGATGCAACCAACGGCGTAACTACACGAGCGGTGTACCTAAACACGCTATCAGGTGCATCAAACGTACCGACACAACAAAACTTTATTCTTGTATCTGACGTTAGCCGATTTGTCTTTTGTTTCGGCACAAACCCGTTAGGCTCTGCAACGTTTGACCCTATGTTAATTCGGTGGTCTGACCAAGAAGATCCCGCTAATTGGACTCCGGCGGTTACAAACCAAGCGGGTGACCTACGACTATCTAAAGGTACAGAGATCGTAACGGCTAAACAGTCACGTCAAGAGGTGCTTGTTTGGACTGATTCTTCTGTGTACTCACTCCAATACCAAGGTGCTCCGATCGTGTGGGGTGTGCAGTTGGTAGGCGACAACATCTCTATCGCCTCTCAAAACGCGGTTGGGTTCTCTGGTGGCGTGGCTTTCTGGATGGGTAAAGACAAGTTCTATTCCTACGACGGACGTACTCAGACTCTACCCTGCGATGTTCGACGTTTTGTGTTTAATGACTTCAACGAGTTGCAGTACGACCAAGTATTCGCAGGAACTAACGAAGCGTTCCACGAGATATGGTGGTTCTACTGCTCGCAAAACAGTCAAACAATCGACCGTTATGTCGTTTACAACTACCTCGAAAAGACGTGGTACTACGGCACGATGGCACGTACAGCGTGGCTCGATTCTGGACTGCGTGACTACCCACTAGCGGCTTCATACACATACAACCTGACCAATCACGAGTTTGGCACCGACGACAACGAGACAGGCACCCCTGTGCCGATTTCAGCGTCTATCACGTCTGGGCAGTTTGACATCGACGACGGTGATCGATTTGCGTTTATTTGGCGCTTGATGCCGGACATGACGTTTGATGGCTCTACGACGGATGATCCTCATGCCACCATGAGTCTGTTGCCGTTGGCTAACTCTGGTTCGGGTTACAACAGTCCTACATCTGAGGGAGGGTCCAACTCTGGTACGGTAACACGTACGGCTACAGTGCCTATTGAGAAGTTTACAGGGCAGGTAAACACGCGCGTGCGTGGCCGTCAGATGTCTATCAAAGTTGAATCAGATTCTCTTGGAGTTCGATGGCAGTTAGGTTCACCACGAGTGGACATGCGCCCTGACGGGAGGCGCTGATGGCTAACGAATTAGAGCGCCCTGCTCCTCCTGCGTTGCCTCTTGCAACCGAGACCTACGATCGCCCGTTTATGGACCAGAACAGCAACGTTCTACGGTTGTTCTTTACACGCCTTATAAATGCGTTTGATAACTTAGTCAGCACTAATGATGGTGGTAGATTTTTGTATATGCCACGAGGTCTTTTTTATAGCACTGTTGACCAGACAGCGACTCTCGCTAATACAGGTTACCCCGTTGAGTTTGAGAATACGTATATTGGTAACGGTATCTCCATTGGTGGGACGGACGATACTCGCATCACTGCCACTGACGACGGTGTTTACAACTTTCAAGTCACCTTGCAGTTAGAACACAACAATTCATCAGCCGCTACATTGTGGACGTGGATTAACAAAAACGGTACGGATCAGCCCTACGGTGGGCAGAAGAATACTATCAAAGGTAATGACGACACTGCCGTGCATTGGAACTTTTCCATTGATCTAACGGCGGGTCAGTACATCGAAATGTATTGGGCAACTGACGATACAGACCTTAACTTACATACAGAAGCGGCTACTGCACCACATCCGGGGTTACCCTCCGCTGTAGTTGCTGTATCGTTTGTAAGTAATGTGTAGGGATTAGCATGGCGTATTACGTAGGCACAAGAGAGTTTCCCAGCATCACTTCGGCGCTGGGATATTTGCGTGCAAACCGCCCACCCGGTCTTGGTATCACTACGCGTCCCGTAGGTGTAAAACCTGCACCTGTAGTAAAACAGCCTGCTCCTGCTCCCGCGCCAGCTCCTGCACCAACAGTGCCTACACGCTCGACTACGTTTGACCCACGTAGAACACCTGATTTTCCCGGCGGACCTGTTGAATACGAACGAGAAGATAGAGAACTACAAGAGCGTATCCGTGCAGAGGCAGAAGCGCGTGCTAGAGCTGAAGAGGAAGCCAGACGTAGAGCCGCTGAAGAAGCCGCTAGACGACGCGCAGAGGAACTTAGACAACAACAAGAAGCCGCTAGACGTCGTGCAGAAGAAGCTGAAAGACAACGCCAAGCACAAGAAGCCGCTAGGCAACGTGCGGCAGAAGAAGCGGCTAGACGTGCCGCAGAAGAAGCTGAAAGACAACGAGAAGCCGCTCGTATCCGTGCAGAGCAAGAAGAAGCTGAAAGACAACGTGAAGCTGTTCGAACTCGCGCACAAGAAGAAGCTAGAAGACAAGCAGAAGCACAGCGTATAGCGCAGGAAGAAGCCGCTAGACGTGCAGAAGAGGCCAGACGACAAGCAGAAGCGGCAGAGGCCATTCGACGTGCCGAAGAAGCGCAACGCCAAGCACAGGAAGCCGCCAGACAACGTGCGGCAGAAGAGGCTAGACGTCGGGCAGAGGAACAACGCAGAGCACAGGAAGAGGCTAGACAACGTGCGGCAGAAGAAGCCGTTAGACGTCAAGCAGAAGAAACACGACGCCAAGCCGAATTAGAAGCAGAACGCGCCGCAGAAGAGGCGGAACGTAGGCAAGAAGCAGAAGCACGTCGTTTAGCTATAGAGGCCGCTAGACGTGCAGAAGAAGCCCGCGTTGCACAGGAGGAAGCACAGCGTAGAGCACAGGAAGAAGCTCGCCGTAGAGCGCAAGAAGAAGCTCGTATCCGTGCAGAGGAAGAAGCCGCCAGACGCGCCGCAGAGGAAGCAGAACGTGTTGCCGCAGAAGAGGCTCAACGCCGTGCAGAAGAAGCCAGACGTATAGCAGAGGCAGAAGCCAGACGCCGTGAAGAGGCTGAAGAAGCTGAAAGACAACGTGCCGCAGAAGAAGAACGCCGACGCCGTGCTGAAGAGGAAGAAGAGGCTAGACGCCGTGCTGAAGAGGAAGCAGGTCCGACACTGCCTGATGACCGGCAGGGTGATGATGTAAAACGTGAACCCGGCGAATCTCCTGATTTTCCCGGTGATCCTGCGCCAGAACCAGAACCACCGACAGGTGGCCCGAAAGGATGTCCAGAAGGTTACTTCTATTCTGAGGTAACAAAGCAGTGCGAGCCTATGAAACAGGCACCGCGCGAACCAGAACCAGCGCCAGAACCAGAACCAGCGCCAGAACCAGAGCCAGCGCCAGATGATGACGATGACGATATAGATATCTGGGACGTTTTATTGCGTGGTGACACAGGCGTTATTACTGGTATGCCGGAAGGTTGGGAACCGACTGACACTGGACCAAATGATAATCGCCCCTTAGTTGCTAAATGGCGTACCTCTTCTGATTTTTACCCTGAAGGACATGAGTTTGCAGGTATGACCCTAGCAGATGAAGTCCGCGCTGTTTATGGGTTAGAACCAGACGATCGTGTGACACTAGCACAACGCCAAGGACGTCTGCGAAAACGACGTGCATACGATAGGAACTTTGGTGGTCTTAACCGATACCTTGTCGAAAACAGCCCAACGTTTACTGACTACATCGAAGTTGCTAACCAAGCGTACGACCAGCTTCTTGATGCAGGTTTTGAACAGAGGACGTTTTACGGACGACGACCTAGCTCTGCAAACCCACTCAATGCTTTTGATGACATGGTTGAGCTTCACATGCTTCAAAACGCCTCTGATTGGGGCGACTCTATTTTTCGAGCAGATCCTAACGATAAACGCGCAATTCAGCTAAGAGATTTAGGCCGTTTTAACGGTGCTTATAACGGTGTTTTGGGTGTCCTTGGTCTTGACCTTGCCGATTGGGAACTAAAAAGCGATGACAATGCTCGAACAAACCTAGGCGATTTTGGTAAGTATAGATGGAAGTTACGCGAAGAGTCTAACTTTAGGAGAGCTTTCAAAGGCGCTGTATTAGCCTCTATTACTCTTGGTATGGGTACCGCTGGAGGACAACTTTTTGCGACGTCAGCATTAACGTCAATAATGCCTGCATGGGCGGCAACCGCAATCGGGACGGCGACTGGAAACGCGGTCATGACCGGTGCGATTACGGGTGATTTTGATCCTGAAGAGTTCCTGCAAAACGTTGTCACGAATAGCTTGGGGGAATTGTTTAACCAAGCAGTAGCAGACGCGGGTGGAAACATAGCTGAAGCGTTAGGAATTGATGGGGCGCTTGATTCTATAAGTGAGTGGTTAAATACCCATTCATTTACCGCAGATCCCACAACGTCCTTTATGGACATTATTAATACCATCACAGATGGGGTAGCAAGCGTTGCCGAAACAGGAATTAACGGCCTTATCGATGCCGCAGGCACGATATTAGGTCCAGTATTTACCGCCGGTATAGAGCTACTTGAAGTGTTAGGTCTTGATCTTGGTAGTGCCGATGCCACTGTAATTATGAATCTTGCCGCTGATGCGGCGCAGGGTGCGTTTGAATCTATTAACGACTTTGCCGAAGCAATAGCTATGGCTTCCGGTGGTGCATTTGAGAGTGGTAGCGCGTTCCTTGATGCGGTTAACAACGTAGAAACCCTTAGAAACGCTTTTGAAAATGGTCTTGATCTTATAAACGAAATAAACCCTGATTTAGACTGGGAAATACCTGAAATACCCGAGCCGGAACCAGAACCAGAGCCGGAACCAGAACCAGAACCAGAACCAGAACCAGAACCAGAACCAGAACCAGAACCTGAACCAGAACCTGTGCCTGAACCTGAACCAGAGCCTGAACCTGAACCTGAACCTGAGCCTGAACCAGAGCCAGAGGGACCAGTAGGTCAACCTATCGATGAGTTTGCGTTCGATCCTGATAGTAAGACCGAACTCTACGTAGATGCAGAGGGTAATTTCTACGACAGAAACAACGTTACGTTCGATCCTAATACTGGAGAAGTAATAGTTCAGGGTACTGATACCCCTGTAGATTCGCGCACTATATTCACTGACGAATCAGGACACAGTTATTTTTACGATGGGACTAACAACCCTACTCGCGTGCTTGCATCGAATGGTGATCAGTTCTTTTTTGATGAATCAACGCGCACGTGGCGACAAGAAGGTTTTGATCCTAATTCTGATCCAACAGAAACTGAAAGAGCACTTTCTGATGCAATAATGACGCGTACTTACGAGATCGAGCGCCAAAACTATGTTGATGAGTTTGAACGTACTGCATTTGACGCGAAAAATGAGCAGGATATCGCACCGTTTTTAGACTTCTTACGCCAAAACGACCCATTAACTCAGATTGATAGAGACGGCAACTCGGCTATCACTCCAACTGTGGAAGCGGCTTTAAAAGATATTTTTGATGTAGAGACCGCAGAAGAATTAGCACATGCCCTAGCAGGGCAAGGATATCATGTACGTCGTTTGGGAAATCAGATTGTTGTTGATTTTGGTGAGCCTCGTAACATTGAATATGACGAAGAAGGTAACCTTATTATCAATGAGGGTACTATCGAAGACTGGGGTGATCGTACAGTAACACCTACAATCGGTGACGTTGACGATGATGTCGAAACAAATTACTACAATATAGATCCTCCAGAAGAACCTGATAGAACAGTTACCGAAGTGCTTGATGAGCATGTAGATCCTGAGCCTGAACCAGAACCTGAGCCAGAGACTGAGCCGGGAGGTGGTTCACAAGACGGTGATCCTGACACAGAAGGCGAGCCTTCTAGAGATAGTGAACCTGCGCCTGAGCCTTCACCTGAACCTCAGCCAGAACCCGAACCCGAACCCGAACC